ACCTTCAAATTCCCCGATACTAAACACCCCAAGTATGACAAAGAGTGGGATGGTGATATCCTTAAGTGGGAAGGGAATGGATACACGGTTAACGAATATCGAACGATTCCGGTCCTTCACATGTGGGATCTGGTCATGCAAAGCACATATAACCGTGCTGAGCCTGGGATTCTCTGGCTCGATCGCGCGAACTATTTCAACCCTCTAAAATACTTTGAGAAGATCTTTGCGACCAATCCTTGCGGTGAACAGACCCTTGCGCCGGCGGGTGTATGTTGTTTGTCATCTATTAACTTAACCCAATTCGTAACCGAAGAAGGCGAATTCGACTTTGCCAAATTTAAGAAATACCTAAAGGTTGCGACTCGTTTCTTAGATAACGTCAATAGCTATTCGGTAGCTCCATTACCAGAATACAAAAATTCGATGGAGAATAAGCGACGTATCGGTGTAGGTTTAATGGGTTGGGGATCATTATTGATGATGCTTCAAATGCGTTTCGGTAGTGATGAAGCTCTATCTCTCCAAGATGAGCTTGTTAAAATCTATGCTCGAACCGTCTATGAAACCAGTATAGATCTGGCTGAAGAAAAGGGTATGTTCAAATACTGCGATCCTAAAAAGCATGCGGAATCCCCTTTCATTACAGGTTTAGGTTTATCTCCAAAGTACATGGAAAAACTAAGAACCACCGGTATTCGAAATTCGGCTTGTTTGTCGATCCAACCAACTGGTAACACCGGAATTTATGCTAACATGGTTTCAGGTGGTATCGAACCAGTATTCCTCCCTGAATATATTCGAACCGCTTCAATCGGTGAAACGCCGGATGAGATTGCTCACCTAACACCTAAGTGGCACGAAGGTGAGTTCGTCGAGACCTCAATGTTTAAGATGGTTAAGGAAGGCGACGAGGACATTCTTCGAGGCGAGTATAATGGAACGGTTTACAAAATCGATCGCAGCCGTGGACTAACTAAAGAAGTTCAGTGTATGGACTATGGGGTTCGCTATGCTAAGGAAAAAGGCTTCTATCGAAAGAATGCGGCATGGCTAAAAAGCACTGAAGACCTAACAGTCCAGGACCACGTTAACGACCTAAAGGGTTGGGCAAAGTATGTTGATTCAGCTATCTCTAAAACCGTTAACCTTCCTTATGAGTATAGTTTTGCTGAGTTCGAGGACCTTTATCTTGAAGCATACAAGACTGGTTATATCAAGGGGTTAACAAGCTATCGATCTGGTACAATGACTTCGGTTCTTTCCGCAATGGATAAGGGCGAGGAAGAGATCATTATGGATGACGTTAAACTACCAGATTCCGCTCCGGCAATGATTAAGACGTTCCGCGCCGAGAAGAAGAAATGGTACCTAACCGTGAACTTCTGGGATACTGATAACTCTCGACCGTTTGCAATGTTTGTTAAGACTAACAACCGTGAGCCAACCGCATCGACCGAAGAGGCAACCGAGAAACTGTTAGTACTTGCGGAAACCAAGGGTATCAAGCCTGAACATATTAAAGCTGTTCGAGCGAAGATCGAGAATGATTCGAACCCTGATAAATTAGCTCGAGCGATATCCTTCAATCTGAGGCATGGGGTTCTTGTTAAGAACGTCGTTAATGCGTTAGAAGAGGTCGATATCATTGTTGGTTCCTTCCTATTTCATATTAAGAAATACCTAGGCACGTTCATTAAAGACGGTGAGAAGGTCGATAATGAGTCCTGTCAAGAATGCGGGAACGGGTTACACTTCCAAGAAGGGTGTGTAGTCTGTTCAAGCTGTGGTTGGACTAAATGCTAATTAATTGAAAATAACTTGAAAAAAGTCGCCTAGGGGGGTTTACAAAGCCCCCCTTTTTGTGATATAATGATCCCATATTAAATAGGAAGAGATACATTATGTCATATTTGAAAGCCTCGCACAACACCTCATTAGCTAAGTTAATGGCTTCTGAAAATCTAGAAGTTGTCTATGGCTCATATCCAACGGCTTCTTTCGATCCAGTGAAAAGAATCCTACGCCTTCCAGTTTTCAAAACTGCAGATAAAAACACTTATGACCTAATGACAGGTCATGAAGTTGGTCACGCACTCTTTACTCCTATCTCAGGATGGAAACACGGAATTGAGATAGAGGGCTTACCACCAGTCTTATTGAACATCATTGAAGATGTTCGAATCGAACGTCTTGTTCAATCTCTTTATCCAGGTTTAGTACGTTGTTTTAAACTTGGTTACAAGAACCTATTCGATAACAATTTCTTTGGTACTAAAGATCGCGATATCGCCTCATACGGATTCCTCGATCGCTTGAATATCAATGCTAAGTTACGAGATCTCGTTCCTGTATCATTCAGCGATGAAGAGAAGGTTTTCGTAGATCGTTCTGAAGCAATTACAACCTGGGAACAGGTTATTGACCTTTGTAATGATATCAAAGCTTTTCTAGACTCTAATGAGATCATCAACAACGCCGTTACTACTTTATCCCCTTCGGACGGAAACGGAGAATCTGATCAAGAAGAATCTCAGCCAGTTCAATCGGCAGGTGACGACGAGGAAGAAACCGATGAGTCTGAATTCGGTGAGTCTGAATTCGATGATGGTGACGAAGGTTCATCCGAAGAAGGAGATACCTCAAGCGAGGAAGAGGATGATTCTGAAGAAGAATCAGAATCAATAGCTTCTGGCGATGATCAACTTGAAGATGATCAACTTGAAGACGTCGCGGCAGAGATCGAGAATGACCCATTCGTATCAGAGACTGACGAGCACTTCCGTGCAAATGAGACAGATCTGATCGAAGACAGTCTACAACACGGTAAAAAGACCCACGTATTAAACATTCCAAAGTTAGACGTATGGAATAACGATTGCGTTGCAGATTACAAATCAATCATTGAGAAAATCGATGCTTCTACTAGTCTCGATGATAAAAATCCAAACAACTATAAAGCCTTTCTTCCCGGCGCTCGTAAAGCAGTAAACCACATGGTAAAAGAGTTTGAACTTCGTCGTTCAGCTGATCGCCATGCGCGAGCTCGTTCATCGACTAAAGGTACACTAGATACAACTAAGCTTCATAGCTACAAGTACAATGATGAAATCTTCCGTCAGGTAACTACGTTGGCCGATGGCAAGAATCACGGTTTAATGGTATTGGTAGATTTCTCTGCCTCGATGATGGATATCTTTGACGGAACAATCAAGAACGCTATTCAATTGGCTATGTTCTGTCGTCAGGTGAACATCCCATTCCAGGTTTATGGTTTCACCTCAAGATCTCTTGGAGATCAATACTCAACCGCCGAGCAAAAAGAAAGAGCTCATGAACGATTTGCTGATTATGATGTTATTGATCATTCTGGCCTTCGTTTATACGATTTGTTTAATGGCAAACAACGTAAGTCTGATTTTGAGAAAATGGCAAACTTCTTAATCCAATTGACTAGCTTTGATAGCAATTACGGTTACAAAGGTCCGATCTTAAATGCTGCAAATAAGGTAATTACCTTAGGTGCTACCCCATTGGATCTTTCGCTTTTTGCAATGCACCGTTTAATCCCTGCATTTCAAAAGTCCACCCGTGTTCAGATTATGAATCTATTTGTTCTTACTGATGGTGATTCACATTCTGTAGACTATAAGTTAGGTGGAGTTAACGATGGAAATTGGGCCAAATCTGGTATCGCCGAAGGTACAGCGGTCTTTAAAGTTAACACCGGTAAATCTGTAGTCAACGTTCCAGGATATGGCGGTTACGCTAAACGAGCTACTTCAGAGATTTATAAGTCCCTTAAATCTAGCGTTGGGGTTAGAATCTTTGGATTCCATATGACTCCTTCTGTTAGCCCAGCTTATAGCTACTACTCAAGGTTGGTAGGGTTTTACGGAGACAACGTGGCACAGCAGGCGATCAAGAATGGATTTCGTAAGAATGGATATGCCGCTATCCCAGTTGGCAATATTATGGATATCTTATATCTCATGAGACCTGTATCAGGCGAAGATGATGAGTTTGAGGTTGAAGACGATATCTCTAAGCAACAACTTAAGAAGCAGTTCACTAAGTTCATGAAGGCCAAGAAGACCAACCGTTTGATCTTCTCAGAATTTGGTAAGATGGTAGCTTAATTGAAAATAACTTGAAAATAGTTCGTTTAGGGGGTTTACAAAGCCCCCGTTTTGTGATATAATACTCGTATATTAAATAAAAGCTAAATTGAGAGAGAGAGAGTATATTATGAGTAAATTTTTCCCCGCTGAGATGATCGAGAAGCTGGTTCAAGCCGGTTCGGTTAATCCATTCTTCAGCCGCAAAGAGATCGACACGATCCTTTTGAGCGAAGGCTATTTGAAAGGCCATATTAAGCGCCTTTGCGAAACCGAGCTTAAGAAAGCAGGTTTTGGTAAGTACATCGTTTCGGCAGTATCAGCGTCGACGTCGACAACCGAAACCCCTACTCCTTTGATTCAACAAGCGGGTATGGTTGGTTCTATTATCAACGAAGATTCTTATGTCCCACCTGTTGATAAGAACTATATCCCTTGGGGTAACTTTGCTGATATCAAGCAACTGGTCTCTTCGGGCGAATTCTTCCCCGCGTTCATTACCGGTGAATCTGGTAATGGTAAAACCGTAATGGTTGAACAAGCGGCAGCAAAATCTAAGCGTGAATTCGTCCGCGTTCAGATTACACCTGAAACAGACGAAGACGATTTGATTGGTGGTTTCCGTCTGATCGACGGTAATACAGTATTCTTTAAAGGCCCAGTTATCAAAGCGATGGAGGCTGGCGCGGTGTTATTGATCGATGAACTCGATCGAGGAACAAACAAGCTTATGTGTCTTCAGGGTATCATGGAAGGAAAACCAGTCCTTCTTAAAAAGACTGGACAGGTTATTACCCCAGCCCCTGGGTTTACTATCATCGCAACCGCCAATACAAAAGGTCGCGGAAGTGAATCTGGTAAATTCAGCGCTGCTGGAATTTTGGATGAGGCGTTCCTTGAGCGTTTCCCTATCACCGTTGATCAGACGTTTCCTACTGAAGCTATCGAGCGACGTATTCTTGGCGCTATCTCTAAGACCCAAGATAAGCTCTTCTTACATAAGTTGGTCGAATGGGCTAACGTAGTTCGTAAGACGTACTACGATGAGGCAATCGACGAAGTGATTTCGACTCGTCGCCTTATCCACATCTCTAAAACCTATGACGTTTTTAATGATAAAATGAAGGCTATCAGACTTTGCATCAATCGTTTTGATGATGAAACACGAGATGTGTTTTTGGACCTATACACTAAGGTCGATAACGAAGTTATATTAGAGCCAGAAAAAGATTTGGATTCGTCCATTGGTGAGTCCATCCATTCTTCCCCCATTGCATCTGGAACCGTATAATAATGGACCCTAAAAGCTTCGTCGGAGCCTCCTCGTCTCTCTCTTATTCTCTCTTGGAGGAGCTCCGACACCTACCATATATCGATGAGGACTTTCCTGACTTTAAAGTCGGGATTGTCTTCGACGATATGCCCGATAAAGACCTCATCTTAGATGGGATAACAAATGGGCTGAATCTAGTTATTAAAGTGAATAGCTCTAAAGCTGCAAAGGTTGCAGCCGCTTTAGATGTTGAAGTGTGCTATCACTATGAAGGACTGCGCGATTGCAGGGTGGTTCTATTATCCACTCCCGCGAATATCGACAGCATAAGAAACTGCGGATATCGTGGATTATTTTATTCGTGGGGGGATTTACATCTTATCTAAACTATGGTATAATTATATGTCTAAAGGAAAAAAGTACGATCAAGGTAAACCAGATTACTCGTTATTGCCATTTAATGCAACGGACGAGGTTGTACAGGTCTTGACCTATGGCGCAGCAAAGTATGATCGGCATAACTGGCTAAAGATAGAGAAACATCGCTATCAAGCCGCGGCAATGCGACACTTTTCTGCTTATATGCAAGGTGAATCCCAGGACCCTGAGTCCGGATTACCTCATCTTGCCCACTCTATTGCTAGTTTAATGTTTATTATGGAGCTCGAACGAAATGAAGCTGAACCAAAAAACAGTAAGTCTGTTAAAAAACTTCGCAACGATTAACCCAAGTATAGTATTCGAAGAGGGATCACGGATTCGTACGATCTCTGAGATTAAGAACGTATTGGCCGAAGCTAATATCCTCGAATCTATACCTAAGACCTTCGGTATCCATGAATTGAATCAATTCTTGGGTGTGATCTCGATGTTCGATGAACCTGTTCTGGATATCCAGGATAAGTACGTTAACGTCTCAGGCGAAGGTTCTAAACAGAGGTTTAAGTTTTTCTTCACCGATCCTAGCCAATTAACTAAACCGGCTGGTGATCTAAGTATGCCTAAGGAGGATATCACATTTGATCTTTGCGGCGCGGATCTAGCCGCTATACGAAAGGCCTCGCAGACTCTAGGGACAAGGGACCTAGTTATCGAACCTGGGAAGGAAGGGTGGATCACCTTAACCATAACTGATCTAAAAGATAAAACCTCAAACAGTTCTACACTTGAACTTAATGCAAATTACACGAAGGATGACTTTAAAATTATCCTAAATACAGATAACCTGAAGATGATGCCGAACGATTACAAGGTTGCTATCTCAGGCAAAGTACTAACTAAATTTATAAACGAAGATGTGGTTTACTATATCGCAGTTGAACATACATCGAAATACTAGGAGAATAAGGAATGAATCTGACACTAAATGATATCACTGGCATGGTTAACTTTATTGACGTGAGCGTAAAGCGAGGCATCATCCAGGGTTCTGAGATCACCCAAGTCGCACAACTTCGCGGACGTCTTGTTGCATTTGCGGAAGCGGCTACGGCGGCTCAATCCCCAGAGGCTGCACCCCTCGATGCGCCCGATGAAGGCGACGTCCCAGGCGACGCACAAGACGACGCACAAGACGACGTCTCACAAGAAACCGTATAAACAACTAAATCGACCAATAAGGATAAATAAAATATGGCTAACGTGACAATCCCTTCTAGCCCAGAAGACCGTCGAAAAGTACAAGAAGCCCTAAGAGAATTCTCTAATTCCCTTACTCGCGCAGAAGCTGAAAAGGACTTTCAGAAAGATGTCTTGGATCGAATGCAGGATGACTTTGCTCTTCCTAAAGCGACCATGCGCAAGGTAGCGGTGATCTATCACAAGCAAAACCTAAGCGAAGTAGTAGGTCAGGTTAGTGATATCGAAGATCTATACGAAGCTTTAGTTAAATAAAAATAAGATAAAAATAAGAAGACTTTGGGGGATATTTTATCCCCCTGTTTTATATAAATAGTATACACTCATGACCCCGAGCTATAAGTTTATGAAAAAATCTATCTTCTTCCTACTTTTGTTTATAACGACAGGTGGCTTTGCACAGACCAAAGATTGGCCGCAGGCCTGTTACAACGAAGTAAGTATGTGGGTTACTGCAGCATGTAAGGAATATGTCGAAACAGTATATTATCCCTCATTAACAACTACCACTGACACCAATCCAACCGAACCAGTGAGCACCGAGATTACATTTCTAGCGGGACCTGCTCCTGTTTTTGGTGGTGGTATTGTGGGGCTTATCCTTCTAGTCGTCGTGGGTCGAAGAGTTATTAAAACTCTCGATAGAGATCCGCAATAGGGGTAAACTTAGATTCGTCCTGGTGGTAAACGTACCAAACGCCACCATCGAACAAGTATGAATACATTGGACCGGAATTCTCGATATGGGTTTCATACTCGCCAATGTTTTCGAATACCTCATAATCAAGAGGCATTTTGTAATCGCGCCAATAGAAGGTGCTACTACGAAGGTCACTGCCGAGCAAAAAGGCATGTCCCATACTAATCAGAGCATTTACTTTCTTCTGGTTGAGGTAATACCGATATAGGGTTTCACCCACGGAAAGGTATTCGCTAACATCACAACGAATAGCTTTTACTCCGCCCGGCTGAACAACGCCGATGTATCCCATGGTCTTCTTCCGGTATTAAATTTAAAGAGAGAGCTCGATCGTACAATCGACGATCGTACGATCGAGCTTATACGATAGGGGGTACTAAGCGGACTGCTAGTAACCCAGTTATTGCAATGGTGACAACAAACCAAAAGAATCTGTTGAGTTGTCGCACACTAACGTTAAGCGCAGCTTGGTTGGTATCCATACCGTGCACCATGGTTTTCAGCTGGATTAGCTCAGCATTGATTCTGTTGATTTCCTCCCGAACTGCAGTATCACGTTCAGACAGCCGCTCGATCTTACCGACGGCTGCATGCAGATCGTTCATTAAATTGTGAACCCGCTTTCGTTGATATAATTCGTTGTCACTAGGCCGAACTTCAACCGGCCGTTGATTTGTCCGTCGTTCGGCAAATTCGTTGTCGCTAGCTCGACGCACAGTCGATACTCCTATATCCATTCAAGACCGAGCTTGGTCTCATGGGTGTATTTATGAAAGAAAGGGGTTTACAACGAGCTCGTTTTATGATATAATATACGCATATCAAACAAAAAGATTAACAACCATTAACATTATGTAAAAGGTGAAATATATGTCTGAGAAATTATGGGTCGAGAAATACCGACCAGCTACAATCGATGAAGTAATCCTACCACAAGGTCTAACCGACGTTTTTACCTCAATGGTAAAGACGGGCAAAGTTCCCAACATGCTTTTCACTGGTTCTGCAGGAGTGGGTAAGACTACGGTAGCAAAAGCATTATGTAACCAATTGAATCTAGACTATCTAATGGTCAATGGATCAGAAGATGGTAATATCGATACTCTCAGAGGTAAGATCAAACACTTTGCTTCGACCGTATCCTTACAAGGAGGTTTGAAAGTAGTTATATTGGACGAGGCTGATTATCTCAACCCCCAATCTACCCAACCCGCTCTTCGTGGATTCATGGAAGAGTTCAGTGGTAATTGCCGCTTTATCTTAACTTGTAACTTTAAGAACCGAATCATTGATCCTTTACACTCACGGTGTTCAGTCTATGACTTTAGTATACCGAAAGACGAGAAGCCTCAACTAGCTACGGCGTTGTTTAAACGGGTAACGAATATCCTGACCGAGGAGGATATCAAGTTTTCCCCTGATGCGGTCGCAAACCTTACCAAGAAGTACTTTCCGGACTTCCGCCGTATCATTAATGAACTACAGAGATATTCCTCATCAGGTGAAATCGACTCGGGAATATTAGTTAACCTAGGTGAGGAAAACTTTAAACAACTGATCGATCACTTGAAGACTAAACAGTTTAGCAAGATGAGAGGTTGGGTAGCAAATAATAGTGATATAGATAGTAGCGTGATCTTTCGAAAGGTCTATGATTCTGCTACCGAGTATCTAGATTCAAGCTCTGTTCCAGCTATCATTTTGATCTTAGGGGAGTATCAATTTAAAGCAGCATTTGTGGCTGACCGAGAATTGAATATCGTTGCGTGTTTAACTGAGATTATGGGGACTGCGAGTTGGAAATAAGAGGAGAACGGTATCATCAAGGTATTTATGGCAATCTGGTTAATTGTTTTCTGGTTCAAAGCAATTGTCTCAATGCTCTTTACCCGACCAAAGAAACCAAAGGATAACGAATAGTGAAATTATTTGATTATGTAAACGCTATCTCATATAGCAAAGAACGCCTACCATTGGATGGATATAATTCATTTATGGTTAATAGAGCCCTTGGTAACTTCCAGGACTGTGTTCTATTAGCAAACGAGATGAATCATCTAAGCCTCCTCGATAACGAACTTAAGTTTGACTTTTTCATAAATACAGTACGTAAAAAGAAACGCTTCTCTAAGTGGCCTAAGCGCACAAAAGACGATGACCGCATTGAAGAAATCAAACAGAAGTACGGATATAGTAACGAAAAGGCCCAACAGGTTTTGGACCTTTTTTAACGTTACGTGAGGTGTGATATTAATGGATATTTTATATAACTGGGATCCGAGCAACATGCTCGAGGTCTCTCTGAATGAGCCAGATGATTTTTTAAAGGTAAAAGAGACGTTAACTCGTATAGGGGTAGCATCTCGTAAAGATAACAAACTCTTTCAATCGTGTCATATCCTCCATAAACAGGGAAGGTATTTTATCGTACACTTTAAAGAGTTATTTCTTTTGGATGGGAAGGTATCGAATCTTGTTGTGAATGACGTTCAGCGTCGGAACACGATCGCTACTTTGTTATCAGATTGGGGATTAGTCACTATAGTAGATTCACTTGCTGCGGATGATCGTGCGCCTCTCCGACAAATCAAGATCATATCATTTAAAGACAAACATGACTGGGAACTTCTACCGAAGTATAACATCGGTCAAAAATAGTTTGGCTATTTTCACCTAGGGGGGTTTACAAAGCCCCCCTTTTTGTGATATAATGCTCCTATACAAATGGGAGATTTATGTTATGAGAGATAAAGTTATATTAGTTGATTGCGATGGTGTGCTCTTAGATTGGGAGTACGCGTACACGAATTGGCTAAAACGTCACGGGTATACCAGAGTCCGTGATGATGTTTACTGTATGGCAACCGCGTTCGGCATTGAAGAAGATGAGTCAATGCGTCTAATTCGAATGTTTAATGAGTCTGCTACTATTCGTAAACTTCCCCCCTTGCGCAATGCTATCAAGTATGTGCGTAAGTTGCACGAAGAACATGGATACATCTTCCGTGCTATATCATCCCTAAGTACTGACGCGTATGCTCAACACTTAAGGACTAAAAACCTAATAGAACTATTTGGTCCAACTGCTTTTGAAACGTATACCTATCTGGATACCGGAGCGGCTAAGGACGATGTTTTAGCCCCATATAAAGACAGCGGATGTTTTTGGATTGAGGATAAACCGTCTAACGCCGACCTGGGCGTTGAGCTTGGATTGGATAGTATCCTTATGGCCCATAACTTCAATTCAGGTTATACAGGAAAGGCTCGTCGAGTCTTGGATTGGCGTGACATATATAATACGATAGTCTGGAGCTAAGTCCCAGATAAACCTATGAACAGGAACTTTTATGAAACTTAAAATTGTACGATTACATTCAGGCGAAGAACTACTCACCCGTGTCGAAGAGACCGAAGAGGGGGTAACGTTAAGTAAAGCGTTAATCATAATCCCGGATCCGCAAGGTGGTTTAAACTTTCAAATGTTTATGCCTTACTCGAAAGCATTCGACGGTTTGTTTGTACCAAAACAGTATGTTGCCTTTATGGTTGATCCAGATGAAACATTGACGGATCACTATGAGGTAAATATTGAAAAGAAGGTAAAAATCGAAGTTCCTGATAGAAGAATCATCCTTGGATGATAAATAGAATGTACGCAGAATAATCTGGTACATAACAATAAAACTTGCTTAATAGCTAAGGAGTTAAACATGACAGATCTATTTTTTGATCCGGATTTTTGGAATTTACTCGGTCGAGCACCGAAAGATCAGCCACATTATCCACCATATAATATCATGAAATCGAAGACGAGAAACTGCGAGAAGTATCAGATTGAACTAGCAGTTGCTGGGTTCGCCAAAGAGGATTTACTAGTAACGTTGGAAGGAAGGAATCTTCGCATCGACGCTAATACAATTCCGCCCGATCCGGAGCAATTACATCTTCACAAGGGTATCAGCACTCGTAAATTCAGTCGCCAGTTTATATTGGCTAATGATGTTGTAGTAAACGATATCGTATATCTCAATGGTATTCTAACGGTCTACCTAGAGAAAGAGATTCCCGAAGAACTGAAAGCTAAGACCTTCGAGATCAAGTAATTCCCTACCTGGGATCATAGTGGTTTGGGGTCCACTCTAAAAAAACCCCACCCCGTCTTTCCAATGGAGCTCAGTCTTATGCGAGAAAAAACAAGTCGACACACTCAAGTTGATATGGATAAATGTACTGAAGCCGTCGGAGGTCGCCATGATTTGATCTTGCTTGCTGCACGTCGAGCTCGATACTTTCAAACTGAGGTTGATACCTATCCAAGTGAACGCGCTCCTATCGATGCATTGCTCGAGATCCAGGATGGATTAGTTAGTAAAGATTATAGAAGCGGACCAATTGGGTTCGATGAAAACGAAGAATAACCATAAATAATATAAAACAAGAGTAGTTCCCATGGCGTCTAATAGATATTT